TTTTCAGCCTGGAACAGAGCAGACTTGAAATGGTTACAAAGAGCTTAAGCCGTATTACGGCCAGGAATAACAGGGAAAAGGCCGTAAGCGCAATTAAAATAAGAGCAGGAAAATTGACACCGGAAGTAATTGCAGCAGCAGAGGAATATAACAAGATAGCCGACCGGATCAGCGTCATAGAGTGCAATTTTGATACAAATGTTTATTCTATTATCGGGTATACAAAGGCCTATATGGAAACCTACAAAGTAAAGCCGGTTGTTATAGTGGACTACTTGCAGATTATACCGCCGGTGGATCCACGCCAGAGCGACAAAGAAAAAGTTGACAGCATTGTAAGAGGGCTTAAGAAGCTGCAAAGCGAGAATGATTTAGTTGTATTTGTTATCAGCAGCATAAACAGAGCCAATTATTTAACGCCTATTGACTTTGAAAGCTTTAAGGAAAGCGGCGGTATTGAATATACCGCAGACGTTGTATGGGGGTTGCAGCTGCAAATACTCAATGATGATCTATTCAACAGCGAGAAGAAAATAAAAGAGAAGCGGGAAAAGGTACGCCAGGCAAAGAAGGCCATACCGCGAGAAATAGAACTTGTTTGCTTAAAGAACCGGTACGGCGTCAGCTCTTACTCATGTGGGTTTAAGTATGATCCACGCTTTGACCTATTCGAGCCGGATAGCCTTTATAAAGTTGCCGACGACTTTGACCTTCCCATTGGCAACGGTAAAAGGAAGTGATTAGATGGCTTTAGAAGCGTTAAAGCGTTATGCAATGGAACAGAACCAGGCGACGCAAGCGGAAATTGACAAGTTATTAAAAAATGACGCTCTAAAACGGCCTACAAGCGGCGAAAAGGACAAGGGTAATATAAAACCATTAGTAAGTAAGGAAAACGTCGTAGAAGCCTTACAGGAGCGTTTAGCGGCAAACTATAAAAGACAGCAGGAGAATATAAGACGAGCAGGACAGTTAAGGGCAGAAATTAACAAAGGCATACAGGCCGGGGAGCCAATTTATAAAGTATTACTCAAAGCTATTGAGTGTATAAGTCTTATGACAGGCGATAGGGTATTTTACGATATGAACAAAAACAACCTTCAAACCATATACGGCATATTAGGAGAACCGGAAGTAATAGCGGTTGAAAGGCAGGAAGTGGAACAGAGATTAAAAAGACTTATGGCAGCTTATGAGAAAGAAAAAGACCCAGGAGCAAAGCAAAGAATAAAGGCAGCTATAAAAGCCCATGAAGAAAAGATAAAAACATTAGAGTAATGCAGGGTTACGGCCTTGCATTATTTTTTTGATTACACAGTAAACATAATAACATACATAAACAGGGTAACCAGGATAATCATAATATAAACTTGACGTAAACATTAAAGTGTGATATATTGTAAAGTGAACAAGAGTATAAAAAAACATAGGGGAAAAGCAGATGGTATATTCAACAATTAAATTCAAGGACGGCGACGTATTGCATAACGTTAAGCTTTGCTATGAAGCCCCAGAAATATTAGGCTTTATAGCCGTATGGATAGACAACAAGGTATATTACTTTAATTTAGACATTATCAGCCATTTAGTAATGAATGAAATGTACTTAGAACGGTGGTGAAAGAATGGCAGGGCTATTTGAGAGATTATTCAAACGAACAAAGGAACCGGCAAAGACAGAGAGAGCAGAATTTTTAAGTAATTCAACGTCAGTATTTACACCCTGGAGCGGCGACGCATACAACAACGATATTTACCGGGCGGCAGTTGACGCAATAGCCAGGAACGCGGCCAAGCTTAAAGGTACCCATATAATTAAATATGCAGACCGCAACGAAACAGCAAACAATTCTAAAATAAACAGATTGCTACAAGTACAGCCAAACCCTTATATGAGCGCGTTCGATATGCTCTATAAGATGGTTACGCATTACTTTTTATATAACAATGCCTTTGCTTACCTCCAAAAAGACGAAAGGGGGCAGCTTGAAGGTATTTACCCATTAAGAGCTTTACACGTTGATTTTTTAGCGGATCCAAATAACGAGCTATATTGTAAGTTTTTATTCGCAAATAGCCGGGAGGTTATTTTACCCTATGTGGACATAATCCATTTACGCCGTAACTTCAATAACAATGACCTATTGGGCGACCCTAACACAGCCTTAAGCCCGGCGTTAGAGTTGGCGCATACTCAAAACGAAGGGTACATGAACGGAATTAAGAGCAGCGCAAATATACGCGGCATATTGAAGTTTACGCAGATTATGGCACCGGAGAAGCTCAAAGAGGAAAAGGAAAGGTTTATTAACGACTATTTGAGTATTGCCAATGATGGCGGCATTGTTGCCACAGACCAGAAGATGGAATATGTGCCAATAGACATTACACCGGTCATAATCGACGAGAAGCAAATACAGGCTATTAAAACCAAGATATATGACTATTTAGGCGTATCAGAAGCCATTGTAAACAGCAGTTATACAGAAGATGAATGGGCGGCGTTTTATGAAAGCACCCTGGAGCCTATAGCAGTGCAAATGAGCCTTGAATTTACAAGAAAGCTCTTTAACGAGAGAGAGCAGGCCTTTGGTAATACGATAATCTTTGAAAGTGGCCGTCTACAATTCAGCAGCAACAAGACCAAAATAAGGTTGATTGCGCAGCTTGTGCCTTATGGACTTTTAACCATTAACCAGGCGTTGGAGATATTAAACTTACCAGGCGTAGAAGATGGCGACAAGAGATTACAGACATTGAACGTTGTGGACGCATTAAAGGCCAATCAATACCAGTTAAAGGAGTAAAGGCCTATGGATATAAAAGCAGAGGTTTACCGGTTTATAAAAAACAACGAGGGAACCAGTTATGTAGAGCTTGAAAACCTGTTTACCAGTTTGGGCTTTGATTGGGAAGGCGATTTAGAAATATATAGCGACGTATGTAGCAACGTAATTTTTTGGACAGGTTGGAACAAGGACGCCATAGAGGTAATAAACAGCTTACAAAGGGAAGGGCTTATATACAAGGTACCAGGAGAACCATTCATATATTACATAGATGGCAAGGCCTTAACCTTACCCATAGTAAGAAAAAATATACAGTACAAAACGCCGCATTGGTTGCCGGTTTTATTCGCAGCCAGGCGCAAAAGCCTGGAGCAGATAATAAAAGAGGTAGAACAGGAGGTAAACAGCTATGAAGGAAATTAGGATAGCAGAAATAAGAGCCAACGATCCGGCAGGATCCGATGGCCTTATATTAGAGGGTAGGCCGATTGTTTACGACCAACCCACAAAGATAAACGACCCGGCAGGGGAGTATATCGAAATTATAAGGCGTGGAGCTTTAGACGAAGCGGACATAAGCGACGCAAGGCTATTGTATAACCACGACCTTAACAAAGTACCTTTAGCAAGGACACCCAAAACAATGCAGCTTATTAAGGATCAGGCAGGCCTTAAGATGGTTGCAACGTTACCGGACACAGAAGAAGCCAAAAGCGTTTATACGGCAGTAAAACGCGGGGATCTATCCGGTATGAGCTTTGCTTTTAAGGTACCAGAGGGCGGCGACAGGTACGACGCTGCAACGAATACGAGGGAAATATTCAAGATTGAAAAAATCTATGAAATATCAGTTGTACCATTCCCGGCGTATCCGCAAACAAGCGTTGAAGCCAGGGCAGCTATGAAGGAGATTAAAGAAGATCCTTTAAGAGCGGCCGCCAAGATTAGAATAAACCAAATTTTAATGAAGGAGATTGGATAACATGAAATTCAAAACTATTGCGGAAGCATTTAACCATTATATGAATAGCTCTATTGCAGACATTGAGAAAAGAGCAAAGGAAATTAAGCAGATTGTGGACACAGACCCTAACGCCGACATTGCGAGCCTTAATATCGAGCTTGAAGGCCTAAAACAGGCTAAAGCTAATATTGAGCAGAGAAGCCAGAAACCGGCACAGCAGTTTAACCCTATTACCGGTGCGAGCTTTACAAACAACGGAAGCTATGAAGCCAGAGAGGGCGACGTATTCGCAAGCCCGGAGTATAGAAGCGCATTTTTCAAAACCCTATTAGGCCAAGAACTTACAGACCATGAGAACGCAGCTTTTAAGCGTGCTATGGACATTGTGAAGGCCGAAAGAAGGGCCGACGCATTTAACACCGTAACAAGTGCAGCAGCAGTATTGCCAACAGCTACCTTAAACGAAGTAATTAAAAAGGCGCGTACTATGGGCGGCCTATTGCCAGTATGTAGAGGGTTTAACCTACCCACAAACATTAGCGTACCTGTAGGTACACCGGCCACTAAAGCAAGTTGGCATACAGAAGGCCAGGCCGTTGAAAGTGAAAAGAATACAGTTGCAGCCGTATCCTTTAACGGCTATGAGATCCTTAAGGTATTCTCTATCAGCGCAGCTGCAAAGAAAATGAGCATTTCAGCCTTTGAAAGCTATATCATTGACGAGCTTAACGCTTGTGTAATGGAATGTATTGCCGACGCTTTGGTAAACGGTACCGGAGAAGGACAGGGAACAGGCCTTGAAAGCATTACCTGGACAGCAGGAACAAACGCCGTTGAATATGCCAACGGATCTACACCGGAATATAAAGACTTTGTGGCAGCAATGGCATTGCTTAAGAGAGGTTACAGCCAGGGCGCAAAATGGGCTATGAATAACGCAACGCTTTATACTCACGTTTACGGCATTGTAGACCAGAACAAGCGACCCATCTTTATAGCGGATCCGAAGAATGAAAGCATTGGCTACATTTTAGGCCGCGAGGTTGTAATTGATGATAACATTGCCGACGGTGATATTTACCTGGG